TTATTAAGTATGAATTGGTCGGAAACCGTTGTGTAACTAGATATAAAAAATTAAATGTTCAACAACAGATAATTGATGCGATACCTACAGTCCCACAAGTAGTAAAAACGGGAGGAATTACTCTTGTGGCTACAACGGCTGCATTGAGTACCCCACTGCTTTTGAAGGCAGTAAAACCTATCATTAAGCAGATAGTAAATAAGGTTAAAAAGATATTAGGTAAGAAAGTGGAACGTCCAAACTTATCTGAAAGAAGAACTATTTCTTATCGGGAGAAACGAGGTTTACCTCCTTTGAAGAAGAAGAAATAGGCGGGATGTTATGCCTGTGAGGTAAGACTTGCCCCATCTTTGGCAGAACGAGAACATCTTCACATAAGGAATAAAAAACTGACCCTTTAGCAAATTCAATTCCAGAGAGTTTTAATTGACCACACTCCTTCAAACGAGCAACATGCCACGATAATTCCTTGTCTTTTAGGATTTGTTCTTGGATTCCTATTTGAGCATCAGCAGCTCTCTTACATCTTTTCTGTAAAGAGTTATCTAATGGGATACTAAATGTAATTGAAAAGCCCCAATTTAAACTTAAAGAATCTTTCTGTCCTGTTCTTACTCGTTGGTGGTAAAGAATATCTCCCTCATCTGAATATACTGGCGAATCATACCAATATTCCTTGGGAGATTGCTGCTGGAAACTATCAGTTAGGAATGGAGATGCTGTTAACATTGGTCCCTGACAAACTATTCCATTACCGTACTGGTTTTGTATCATATTACCTTGCAAAGATTGTATAGCCATATTGGTCACTGAACCACTGGAATTAGCTACAGGAGCTGCGGTTTGGGAGGTATTTGCTAATACTTTTAACGGGTTAAGTGCGAATATTATTGAGAGAATGTAGAGGTAGTTTCTGTGACGCTTTCTACCTGAGTGGTTCGAGTTATGTTTGTTATATTTGATAAACCTGGCCCTTGATAAACCTGATTCATTTGA